TTTTATGCTATCGACAAAGATTATGAATCTACATTTGAGAATGATTATATAGTTCCAGATTGGGATCAAAAGTATGTTCATATCTTTAAGGAAGATCATAATGAATATAAGGGTGTGTATCTGATTCCAAAAAGATATAATATTACACAAAAAGAAGCACAATATAATTTCTTTGTTAATAAAAAAGAAATTGATATCGTAGCAAGTAAATTGAATTATGATAGATTTGTGATAACAACCCCAGATGATTATTTTGAAGCACAAAAATATTGTAAAACTACAATGTTTTATGCTATCGACAAAGATTATATTCCTACTTTTGAATTAGATTATATAGTTCCTGAGTATGATAAAGAATATGTACATGTTTTTAAAAATAAAACTGGAGATTACGGTGGATTATATCTAATACCTAAAAAATATAATATTACACAAAAAGAAGCAGAATACAGTTTTTTTATTAATAAAAAAGAAATTGACATAGAATGTAGTTATTTGTGTTTTGATATTGTTTTTATAAGTTACAACGAACCAAATGCAGATGAAAATTATAAAAAATTAAAAGAAAAATTTCCTAGAGCAAAGAGAGTTCAGGGGATTAAAGGAATTCATAATGCTCACGTTGAGGCAGCAAAAATGTGCCAAACTAGTATGTTTTGGGCAGTTGACGGTGATGCCATTATAGAAGATGATTTTAATTTTTATATGGAAGTTCCAATTTGGGATAGAGATGCAGTATATGTTTTTAAAAGTAGAAATTCTGTAAACAATCTTATATATGGATATGGTGGTGTAAAATTATTACCTACACAAGCAGTAATAGAAATGAATATTAATACAGTCGATATGACAACTTCTATTAGTAAAAAATTCATATCAGTTAATAAGGTTAGTAATGTTACAATATTTAATACAGATCCATTTAATACATGGAAGTCAGCATTTAGAGAATGTGTAAAACTTTCTAGTAAAATTATACAAGGTCAAGTTGACGAAGAATCTCAAAGAAGACTTGAAATTTGGTGTAATATTGGAATAGATAAGCCATTTGGCGAGTTTGCTATTAACGGAGCAATAGCAGGAAAAGAGTTTGGATCTAAATATGCTAACGATGAGCAGATGTTAAAAAATATTAATGATTGGAAATGGTTAAAAGATGAATTTGAACGTTGATCATATTCTTTTTTGGATGGATGCTATACGTAATAGTAAAGATCAAAATAGAACATTAGAAGCATTTTGGAAAGGTCAAATTAACTCAAAACTTTGGTTAATTGAAAATTTAAGACCGTTTATTAAAAAATCTGTTAGAATAGATATTCACGGCGGCTGGGTTGGTGTATTAGCAAGTTTATTATTCCAGTCGGGAATTCCTATTAGCAGAATAACATCTCTTGATTTAGATCCAGAGTGTGAAGTCACAGCATACACTATGAATAAGTTAGAAGAAATAGAGGGTAGATTTACAGCAGTAACTTCTAACATGATTGACGTAAATACTAATGCAGAGGTTATAATTAATACCTCTTGTGAACACATTACACAGGCAGACTACGAAACGTGGTTGAATAATATGCCTAAAGATAGTATATTAGTATTACAGAGTAACAATTATGTCATTCCGGAACACGTACGGATTGCAAACTCCTTAGAGGATTTTAGAGATCAGAGTCACATTAACGTTCTTTGGGCAGGTGAAAAGGAATTACCAAAATATACAAGGTATATGTTAATAGGAAAAAAATAATGATCTCACAATATCCAAGCGGTTCGTTGTTAGCCTGGCGACCTACTAGTTTAGTTGGACATATAATAACTAAATTTACAAGAAGCGAATTTAGTCATGTTGGAATTTTATGGAAATTCCATAGAAGATATTATGTTCTAGAAGCAATATGGAATAGTGGTGTTCGTGTAAGATTACTCCAAGAAGACTTACCTGTGGTAGTTATTCCTACAGGAATTAAATGGACAGATGAAGTTGAAGGATGTGCTGTTCGTAAATTAGGAAGAATGTATCATTTTGTTGATGCATTACGTGTTGGGTTCAATATGAACCCTCATATATATGATAGTGAAATTTGTTCACATTATGTTGCTCATGTATTTCACAAAGCAGGAATGCCAATACCTGATAATAAGCCATTACGCCCAGACGATGTTGTAAATTTTGTTCTAAGTCTTAATGGCGGTAAATCAGAATTAATAACATCAATTGAAGGAAGAAAAGGAATTCATGGCTGGTGGGATCGTTGGAAGATTTAAATGTTTACTTTTGATAAGTTAAAGGCATTACATCTTGAAATAACTAGTAGATGTCAAGCATCGTGTCCTATGTGTGTTCGAAATGTATATGGAGGATTAAAAAATTCAAATTTTGTTTTATCTGATTGGTCTTTAGAAGATTTTAAAATAATTCTCAATACTGAAGTTATTAATCAGATTAAACATATTATGTTCTGTGGTCATTATGGTGATCCAGTTATTAATAAAGATTTACCATATATGCTTGAATATATTAAAGAATCAAATCCTAATATATCTGTACAAGTTTTTACTAATGGTAGCATTTTTAAAGAACAATGGTGGAAAAATCTTATAAATTATATGCCAACAAATCATCAAGTTCTTTTTGGAATAGACGGATTAGAAGATACACATAAAATATACAGGATTGGAACAGATTGGAACAAAATTATCAGTAATGCTAAAGCATTTATCGATGTTGGAGGAAATACTAGTTGGGAGTTTATAAGATTTAAACACAATCAACATCAAGTCGATGAATGCAGAGAATTATCAAAACAATTAGGTTTTGAAAGTTTTTCTGTTAAAGATACTTCTAGATATGTAGATAATGAACCATATAAAGTTGTTGATAAGAATGGTAATAATCTTTATTATTTAGAACCACCAACTGATACTACTGCTGACTGCATAACTAAAGAAATAATAGAAAATTATCATGATTATCTTGAAGAAGCAACAATTAAATGTATAGCTACTGAATGGCAATTCATTTATATCGATGCAGTTAAAAAAGTTTATCCTTGTGGATTTCTTGGTCAAACTTCTTTTACTAGTCCTGTTTATAATGATATGCTTGATCCCTTTCGTAAAATTTCATGTAAAGAAAATCAAGATTTTTTTAATACATTTAAAACACTTGACGCTACAAAATCATCAATTAAAGAAATTATGAATTCTGAAGAATGGAATCAATTTTTTAAAGAATATATATTTGAAAATAATAAAAAGTTAATAACTTGTGTGAGAAATTGCGGTAGATTTAGTAAATCATTACATCATTTTGATGATGAAACAATTGAAAGAACTAAGAATGCTTAAAAAGCATTCTTAATACCCCATTCTCTTTCTTGACACCAAAAACATTTACCACATGTAGGAACTTCCATTCCTACCTTATATGTTCTATAATCTAAATTTCCAAATGTTTCTGGATATTCGTTACGATCACCTTCACAACTTCGTGTCATTTCAAAAAGATTCCATATATCAAATTCTTTATATCTTCCAACAATCCAATCTTTTTGAATAAAGCGAAAAGGATGACAAGTAATTACATTATCTCCTAGTCGATAATATTTTATAGTATAATCAAAATGATCGATTATATCTTGAGAGGTAAGATTTCTAACATCTAATGCCAATGTAATATTAGGATCATCTGGATTCATTGTAGTTGCATTAAAATAAGCGTCAAAATTTTGATGCCAACCAACAAATTCAGCAAATGATCTCATAACAAGTACATCACCGTATTCTTCTTCTCCGTACTCATTTAAAACAAGTGTTGGAGCATTATTTTTCCATTCTAAATCTGGTGGAATAAATCCAGCATATCTTTTAAATTTAACATTTGGAAAATGGTTAACCATCCAATTATATACGTTTTCACTTACATCTTTTTGCCACGGTCTAAATTTCCAAACTCTCACATGAGATGTAACATGTATGGTTATATCTAAATTATTTTTAGTAATTAAATCAGCAAGTATATAGCAAAGCATAGTGCTATCAATTCCACCAGACATAGCTATACCTATATTCTTCCAACTAAAGTCTAAGGGTATATAAACACCAGAAACATTATGAATAATATTATTGAATTCACTTTTTTCGTAGGCTTCTCTTAGTAGTTCGAGGTTTGCTTTTTCCATAGGCTTTCTCCAAGAATATTTATAGTAGCATATTACTCCACTAAATATTTTCATGATTAGAGAAACCATTTATTCTGTAGATTTAGAAGATATTGAAAAAGCAAAAGAGTCTATCCCTGAAAATGATAGAACTACTATAAATCGTCCTATAACAAGTTATTTTTATGATGAATGGGAATTAAAAGATGAATATAGAGGAACAATCTGGGAAAAGATATATAACTCCCTTCCTTACCCAAAGGGAGAAGCAAGACTTATTACATTGGATAGGGGTGTTAACTATTATAGTCATGCAGACATTGATGATCGTTGGCATCTTAATATTCGTGGTGAGCAAGCATATCTAATTGACTTAGATAATAAGATTATGCATCGTGTAGAAGAAGATGGTATATGGTATGATATGGATGCAGGTCGTTTACATGTTGCTGCTAATTTTGGTAGTATTCCTAGAACACAATTAGTTGTGAGACAATTACTTACTCATAGTGAATTAAAAGATAGAGTTAGTATGACTATTACTCTTGATATATCTAAAATCGACAGTGATGCTCGTTATAGATTTGACCATAAATTAAGTCCCTGGCTTAATAGAGCAAATAAGAGAGGTCTTATTGATAATTTTAATTTTAATGGTACTAATATAGTAAAGTTTGACGTAGAACGACAATTTATTGATAAAGTTCAAGAATTATTACCATTTACTGATTTTAATATTATTATAAGTTGTTAATTCCATCTAGGATAATGTACTAAATCTTTTATAAAAAGATCTACATTAAGTTTCCAAACAGTTTGATCTGTTCCTCTATAATGAACATCTTTAATCTTAGTCATAATTCCTTTTTTAGCAAGAGTTGGAAAAAATATAGTATGAACTAATTTTTGAGAACCGCTACTATTCTCATTTGATGTTATATACAAATTATTATGTTTTCCAGTCCAATCTATGCATTTAGGTATGAAGAATTGTGAAGTAAGATTTTGATGTTCTGCTATCGCTCTTTTTGCTGTTATAACTGCTTTGTATTCTCGATCATGTGGTAATATACAAGTTCTTACACATATTCTATAACTGTTTGGACCCATAATGTTGTCAAAAGAATGGGCTGCTACAGATCCTATAGGTTTATTATTTTGATATAAGATCCAAGCAGCCCATTTATCCTCATTCGCTAGACAATCGATCATCTTTTTTTGAGAGGAGTTGTTATCGAAACCTCGACGAGCCGCTTCAGCATAAAACTCGTCAAGGTTTAAAGATCGTTTCCAAGGAATGAGTATAAACACACTCTACTTATTATTAAGCAGCAGCACCTGTGTCTAAATTGATCCAGCCACCATTTTGATAACCTTGGAATTTATTAGCAGTAGTATTATAGATAACCATTCCGTTAGCAGGAGTTAATGCTGCTCTTTCTGTAGCGGAGAAAGAACCAAATTGTACATAACCTCTAACAATAGTATGACCGGCATTGGTTAAATTGAATAAAGTATTATTATAAGTACTATCAACAATTTGGAATGATCCAGATGAATCTAAACGGAAATATTTGTTAGGATTAGTAGCACTACTATAAGTGTTAGTGACACTCATAAAGTCATGATATCCAGTACCACCTTTATTAGCATAACCAGTAATTTGTACTGAACTATTATTTGTAGAATTATTAACAGTAATGTGTCCACTAAACTTACCATTACCATTAACATCGAGCGCTTCTTCAGTTACACTTGGAAATTTATTAATTCCTAAATAACCATTAGAATTAATAGTTGTTATTTTTTGTCCAGAAGATCCTTGAACAAAAAATGCTATCGCTCCAGGCATATAACCTGTTGATGGAGTATATGATCCATCTAAAACAAAATCTATAGCAGAAGAAAGTATATAGTTGGTACCATCGAATCCATAATTTCTTATAGCAGAAATAGAATCACCTAAATAGAGAGAAGATGGTGATGGTAAACTACCTCTTGATGCATAATTAGAAGTTACAAGACAATTAACACCATCTGAAATACCATATAGTTTTGTAGCGTCAACTCCTGAAGATAAATTTTGTTGTATTGAAGTTGTTGTAATACTACCACTAAATTTACCATTACCATTAACATCGAGTGCCTCTGTTGTTGGATTAGGAAATGTTCCAATACCTACTTGTCCTGCTGAGTCTATAGAAACATAATTTTGGATATTATTTTCATCAACAACAATGAAACCAATTGCACCAGGCATTTTTCCTGTACTTGGTGCTATACTTGAACTTATAGATGGATCTAATCCAAATTGTATACCAGAAGAA